TGTAACAGTTGGTGGTGCGGCCAGCAGTGGTGAATTTATAAGAATTTTTAGAATGAGACTTTTTAGTATGCCAGAAGGCGATAGTGCAGGTGATGCCCTGCCAGTAAATCAAGGCAATCTAAGTGCCACTGTGAATGGCACAGTTATTGCGAGAATTTTAGAAGAAGTTGGACAAACGCTAATGGCGGTGTATACTGTTCCAGCGGGTAAAAGAGCATACTTGTTAAGTTTTGATGTAGGCAATAGCAAGGACGCAGAACTTGAAGCAAAAGTCATGGTTAGGCGTTTTGACAATGGCGTGTTTAACACCAAAGCATATTCTACACTTAGAGGAACAGCATTTAGAAAAGAATACAAAATTTTTGAAGTTTTCAATGAAAAAGACGACATTGAAATAAGAGCAAAGTCAAGTAATATAGCAAGTGTAAGTGCAGGATTTGAATTGCTGTTGGAGGATAGATAATGCCATTAAGTAATCCACAAAAAGAAATTTGTCAAAGCGCCATTGAAAATCGCTTTGTTGTATCTTGCTGTGGTCGCAGATTTGGAAAAACACACGTTGCCTTAAGAGAATTAGCAAGGGCGGCAAGCAAACCAGATCAAATGGTTTACTACGTTGCTCCAAGTTATAGAATGGCAAAGACTATTGTATGGGATCAATTAAAAAGCAAATTAAAAGATTTAAGATGGATTGATCAAAGCAACGAAGCAGAATTAAAATTAAGACTTAAGAATGGTAGCGTAATATATCTTAAGGGCGCGGACAATCCGGAATCTTTATTAGGCGTAGGTTTAAATTACGCAGTTCTAGACGAATATCAAGATATCGACCCTAAAGTATGGTATCAAATACTAAGACCTACACTTTCAGACAAACAAGGTAAAGCGTTATTCATCGGAACCCCTCGAGGAGTAGGCAGTTTTAGTCATGAAATGTTTACCATGGCACAAAACACAGAAAATTGGGCCGCACATCAATTTACTACATTGGATGGCGGTAATGTTCCAGAAGACGAAATAGAACAAGCAAAAAGAGATATGGATGAAAAAACATTTCAACAAGAATATCTCGCTACGTTTAACACATACTCAGGAGTGGTCTATTATAATTTTTCAAGAGATTATACAATCAAACCACACAACGCAAGCATGCATGAAATACATTGTGGTATTGACTTTAACGTGGATCCTATGAGTTGTGCTATTGCTGTCATCGAAGGTAAAACAGTTTATTTTGTTGATGAAATTGTTATGAAGGGTAGTAATACAGATGAAGTATGTGACGAATTAAAAAGACGCTATCCAAATTCAAGAATTATAATGTATCCGGATCCTGCAGGACGTCAAAGAAAAACATCAGCAGGTGGTAGAACGGATATAAGCATTTTACAAAATGCAGGTTTTACAGTGCAGGTAAGAAATGCACACACGCCAATTAGAGACAGGGTAAATTCTGTTAATGCAAAACTAAAGAACAGCAAAGGGGAAAATTCACTCTTTATCGATCCCAAATGCAGACAGATAATTACTAGTTTAGAAAGAATGGTATATAAACCAGGAACGTCCGTAATTGAAAAGGACGGTGAACTTGATCATATGGCAGATGCTGTGGGTTATTTGGTAGACTTTTTATATCCTTTACGCACAGAATATGAAAGTTCGACACCACAACGTTGGGCATTTACTGGAAACAATAACGCAAGGAGATACTCATAATGCCCGTAATAAGAGACAGAGTAATTAAAGGCGACAGTAGGTTTGCAGTTGATTACATTGTGGATTCACATGACGCTTACAAATATTATATTAACCGTTGGACGTTTTTAGGTGACAGTTATCAAGGTGGTTACGACTACTTTGCTGGCAGATACTTAGAACCCTACTACTACGAATCCAGAGATGATTACGAAAAACGTTTACGTCAGGTTGCACTTGACAATCATGTAAAAAGCGTAACAGGAATTTACAACAGTTTCTTATTTAGAAAAGAAGTTAAAAGAGATTTTGGAAGCATTGATACGGATCCAGGATTAGAAGCATTTTTAAAAGATGCTGATTTGGATGGTAGAAGTTTTCAAGCATTCATGCGTGATGTAAGTGCATATGCACAGGTGTACGGCACGAGTTGGATTGTTGTGGACAAACCAAATACACAAACCTTTACGAGAGCGGACGAATTAAATCAAGGTATTAGACCTTATGTTTCGCTGTTTACCCCGGATAATGTTTTAGACTGGGAATATACAAGACAACCAAATGGACTTTATGAATTAACATATCTAAAAGTTAAAGAAGAAATTGTCAAGAACAAACAGTATATTAGGGAATACACACCTGAAGAAATAAATGTGTATCTTATCGACGGAGCGGAAAAAACAGGTGAGTTATTTGAAACAGTCCCTAACACGCTCGGAAGGGTGCCGGCGGTTTGCGTATACGCTCAACGAGGAAACATTAGAGGCATTGGAATATCCGCTATAGGCGATATTGCCGACATGACCAAAATGATCTACGAAGAATATTCCGAGATTGAACAAATTATTAGATTAACAAATCATCCCACACTTGTAAAAACTGTTGACACAGAAGCAAGTGCAGGTGCAGGTTCAATTGTGCAAATGCCACAGGGTATGGATCCAGGACTTAAACCTTATCTAATTCAACCTGATGGTGCAAGTATTGAAGCAGTTTTACAATCGATACAAAACAAAGTTGATGCAATTGATAGAATGGCATGCTTGGGTGGTATTCGTAGCATTGAAAGCAGACGTTTAAGTGGTATTGGTTTGCAAACAGAGTTTCAAATGTTAAATGCAAAACTAGCGGATTTTGCAATGAATTTAGAACATGCCGAAGAACAGTTATGGCGCATGTGGGCATTGTATCAAGGTAAGGTATGGGACGGCGAAGTGGAATATCCTAGAAGTTTTAGTATACAGGATAAAGCAAATGACATTGCCATGCTTAAGATGGCAAAAGAAGCAAATCCAGCGGATCCTATGATTAATTTTAAATTAGATAAAATGATCTTAGAAACCGTAACAGAACGTTCCTACGAAGAAGTTAAAGAATGGTATGATGAATACAAAAAAGAATACGAATTAGAAGATACACGGAGCGAGGATGTGAACGAGATGGAAACACCCGAACAGGAATCCATGGAACATCCACCGGTTGATAATGCAGAACAATTATTATCACATCTTAGAGAAATGATCGGTGAGGGTTATACCGATGAACAAATTAAACAAGTTCATCCGGAATTGGCGAGATTGTTTAACAGGGGATAGTAATGGGAAAGTATATCCCAGAAGATAGTTGGATTGTTACCAATGAAACAGAACAAGAAATTAGACGCATTCTTGGTGAATACAACGAAAACATACACATCTATGAAACCAAAGGTTACAGGACAGCAGGCATACGTTCGCGTAACAACCTGCTAGAATTATATCCGTTGTTAAAACGTAGACGCAAAGAAATACTTGATGGTTACAAAAATCGCAAGATAGAGGAACATCCAAGTTGGGAAGGTATTGAAGATGCCGGTTAGACGAGTAAAAGGTGGATACCGTTGGGGAACTAGCGGTAAGATATACAAAACTAAACGAGAAGCAGAGCGTCAAGGGAGAGCGATACGTGCTTCTGGTTATAGGGGTGGTAGGAAACGCAAATAATGGCAGTTACTACTACAACCAGCATTGCATCAACAATAGGTCAACGCAGTAGCAAGCGTTATACCATAAAAAAAGGAGCAAGTGCCATGGCAATGAAATCTAGAATGTCTAGAGGCGGTAAGAAAAAGAAACCGTCTCGTGGCGGCAAAAAGAAGCGATAAATACGTCGCTAAACTAAATAAAAGCATACACCAAGCGAGGTGGGGTAGAACTCAACCATAAGAAAGAGGAATAATATGAACGCAGAAAACACAGCGGTTAATGATACAGAGCAAACTGTTGCTCAACCAACAGGTGAAAAACAGGAAAGTACACTGGAAACAGTAGAGAGACAAGACAACCTTTTATCACAGGACGATGTAAATCGAATTGTTGCTGAAAGGGTAGCAAGAGAAAAAGCAAAGTTTGAAAAGAAATATTCAAACGTTGATGTTGATCTCTATAACGAACTTGTAGAAAAGCAAGAAAAAGCACGCCAATCAGAATTAGAAAAGCGTGGTGAGTTTGAAAAATTGTTGAAAGAGCAAGCGGAGAAATTCAACGGCAAAATTCAACAGTATGAAAGCGAATTGCATTCTATCAAGGTAGACGGCACATTGCTTAATGAAGCAAGTGGTCAAAAAGCAATCAATCCACAACAAGTGGTAGCATTGTTAAAAGGACAACTTAAACTTAATGAAGCAGGTGGTGTTGACGTTTTAGATAACAACGGACAGGTTAGATATGATGAAAACGGGGAACCGTTAAAAGTATCTAGACTGGTAACTGAGTTTCTTACTGCGAATCCACACTTTGTTAGTGCAGGCCCTAGTGGCAGTGGCACAAGCAATGGAGTTGGACGACAAGCACCAGTGGTTGACAACGATATAACGAAACTGAACATGGAAAACCCAGAACACCGTGCTCGATACAAAGAGATTATGAAGTCAAAAGGTATCCGTGTTTAATTGCTATTAACATAAGGAGAAAACAATGGCAGTAACAACATCAACCCTTACGCAAGAGTTATATGCGAATATCGTCCAGTCTGCTCTATACACATTATCCGAACAGACTGTAATTCGCCCTCTTATCCGTAATTACGACATGAGCGGAACTCCGGGCCTTACGGCACAAGTTCCAATTTACCCTGCCCTATCAGCGGCAGATTTAACTGAAGGTACAGATATCACTACTCCAACTAGTTTTGATACTACTTCAAAAACTATTACAGCGTTAGAACGCGGTGTAATGGTAACATTAACTGACCTTTCGAAAGAAAGTGCATCAGAAGATGTAGCGGCGGCAATTGGTAGACAAATTGGTGACGCAATGGCGAAAAAAGTCGACACAGAATTAGCGGCATTATTCAGCGGTTTTTCAAACACTGTTGGATCCGGT